TTATTGGTTTGAAGTTAAAAAAGAAATAGAGAAGTTGTGAAGAACGCTGAAGACATTGTTCAACTTGCAGTTGTAAACTATTTGCGTTTGAAATATCCGAAGGTAAGGTTTATGGCTAACTACCTTTCGGGTGCAAGATTACCTATCTATTTAGCAAAGAAAGCTAAATCACTTGGTCAAGCTGGTCAAGGTACACCCGATTTATTTATATTTTTCAACAATGGTAAATACACTTCATTAGCAATAGAACTCAAGGCACAAGGTAAAACACCCTTTAAAAAAGATGGAGTGTTAAAAACTGATGAGCATTTGATTAAACAAAATAACTATATATGCTATCTAAATACTATTGGCTTTTATGCTACGTTCTGCGTTGGCATTGACGAGGCTATAAGCACAATAGATAGATATATGGCAAATGAACTCGAATAAAATTATAAGCGAGTATTACGAGAATAAAGAAATAGTTGCATTCTTTAAAAACATTGCAAATGATTGGTGGGAGGAATTGCGCCAAGATGTATTTTTAACTGTATGTGATAAATATATTGACAAGGTGGTTACGATGCACGAAAGCAAATACCTTAAATTCTTTATAATTCGTATTGCGTTAAACCAATTTCGCAGTAAAACATCTAAATTTTATTACCAAAACTTCAAGAATAGTATCACAAGCATTGCTTTAACTGACGACGAGATGGTTGAAAATGCTGATGCAATACTTTATTCAAACCTTTTATATGAAGTACAAGGCGAAAGTGCTTACGATATTGTCGAAGCCAAGATAGTTTCTGCCGAAAATTCAATAGACAAACTCCGGTACTTTGAACGTGAGATACTAAAATTATATTTACAATTAGGTACTTACAAGAAAGTTTCACAAGATACAGGCATTCCTATTCGCACAATAGCCAACGGAGTAAAGAACGCAATTAAAAACGTACAATTAAATATCAAAGAAAATGAGTAGTATTTTATTCTTAATTATCGGTAGTGCCTGTGTAGGCTTTTCATTTGCCGAAGTATCTATGTTACCACAAGCATTCTCAAAATGGTTGCTTGATAAATTCAATATAGGTCGTAACGTAAAGGGTTATCAATACATAAAAGTACCTTACCGTTTAAAACCATTCGATTGTGGTTACTGCCTATCATTTTGGGTAGGTTTAATATCTGCTTATGATTTTAGTGGGGAATTTATATTTTCGGTTATGATTGGCTTCGCTGCTTCAATCGTAGCCATCTTACTTAAAAAATATTTATAATGGAATACTTACAAAAAGCAATTTTAGAAAAGTACAAAGAGCATTGGTACACATTGCGTGATGCTGGGTTTATTAAGAACCTAAACAAAGAAAGCGTAGAGGAATTAGAAAGTGCATATAAAAAACTTATTGACCCTAACTTCTTTGTAAACAAATGGTGTATGTCTTGCGTAGCAGAAATGATGCGCATTTTATATGTTGCTACTAAATTCGATGAGCAAGTTGTACAAGATGTTGTACAAGAAGAACAACCGATTGTTGAACAACCTAAACCACAACCTAAAAAACGTGGTCGTAAAAAGAAAAATTAATGCCTGTATTCAAATGTTCTAATGGCAAGTGGCGAGTAGGAAACTCGGATTGCATATACGATACTAAAACAAAAGCAGAAGAAGTTTGGAAAGCATTACTTGCTCAAGGCATTTATGCAGAAGAAACTTACGATGACTATCCACAAGCAGCAACCGAAAACGCTAAACGTGCTATAAAGTACGCAGAAGAAAATGGTTGGGGAAGTTGTGGAACTCAAGTAGGAAAGGTTCGTGCTAATCAATTAGCAAATCGTGAACCAATAAGTAGAGATACCATTGCGAGAATGAGTGCATTCCGTAGACACCAACAAAGTAAAGATACACCATACGGAGAAGGTTGTGGTAAATTGATGTGGGATGCTTGGGGAGGAGATGAAGGTATTGATTGGGCAGAACGTAAACTTGCACAAATAGATAATAAGTTTGCTTCTTCAATAGTTTCTTTTGACTTTGACGATACACTTACACGACCTAAATACCAAGACATTGCAAAGCGATTGATTGAAGCTGGTGTTGAAGTTCATATTGTAACACGAAGACAAGAGACTGCAAACGAAGAAGTATTTAAACTTGCTTCTGAACTTGGAATACTACGAAACAACATTCACTTTACTAATGGTAAGATGAAATGGGAATACCTAAAGCGTTCAAATATCCAAGAGCATTACGATAATAACAAAGACGAGATTGATTTAATCAATAGCAATACCGAAGTAAAAGGTATATGGGCGCAATAAACATCAACGCACTTCAAGAAATTCAAGCACTTATAGAAGTTCTACGAGAGTTGGAAGATATTGATATGCTTGGGAATGGTATAAGCATTAAGATTAAGATATTAAATAGAATAGAGAATTTACTTGATACGCTATAATGGATATTACACTAATCAAACCAAACCCAACTAACCCAAGAGTAATACGAGATGCTAAATTCAAGCAACTTGTAAGGTCTATTCAAGAGTTTCCCGAAATGCTTGAGTTAAGACCAATAGTAGTGAACGAGCAAATGATAACACTTGGTGGTAATATGCGACTTCGTGCTTGTATTGAAGCTGGTCTTACCGATGTGCCTGTTGTTATAGCAAAAGGATTAACTGAAGAACAACAACAAGAGTTCATAATAAAAGATAACGTAGGATTTGGAGAATGGGATTGGGATGATTTAGCTAATAATTGGGATGAGTCAAACCTAAAACTATGGGGACTTGATTTCCCGATGTTTGAAGAAGCCAAAGTTGAAGATGAACAAGATACCCAACTATTTATAAAGGTTTCAATAGAAGCCACCAATGATACGTTTATTGAGATGAATGAGAAGTTGCAGAACCTATGCGATGAATATAACGTGATTATGAAGGTAAAATGAAGAAGCACACTAAACTTTATCTTAAATTCTTTGGGTTTGACGAAAGCGACTTTATACCTTGCGAGATTTGTGGTGGTTTGGCAGTAGATATTCATCACATCGAAGCACGAGGAATGGGTGGAACTAAACAAGCCGATACGATTGATAATCTTATGGCACTATGTAGAGAACACCATTTAGAGTTTGGCGACAAGAAGCAACACAAAGAGTACCTAAATAACACACACGAATTTTATATTGAGTTAAGAAAAGCAGGAAGATTATAATGGCAAAGAAAGCAGTAGCATCGAATAAGCAAGTATCTTTTGGTAAACGCAAAATGGGTAAAGCCAAGAAGCATAAAAACAAGCGTGATGATGCAAAGAAATATAGAGGTCAAGGTAGATAATAACTGTGAGATAAATGTGAGGATATGGCTAATAACGAAAATTTAAAACCATTTAAAAAGGGAGATATTGGTAACCCAAATGGTAGACCAAGAAAGTATGTATCAGAACTTCGTGCGCAAGGCTATAAGCTGGGAGAAGTAAACGATGCTATACAAGTATTAATGTCAATGACAATAGATGAACTTAAAGAAGTTTATACAAATCCGAAAGCTACGGTACTTGAGAAAACTATCGCAAGTGCAATCAGAAAGTCAATCGAGAAAGGTAGCCTATACTCTATTGAAACTTTACTTACACGAGTATATGGCAAACCTAAAGAACAAGTAGACCTAAACGCTTCGGGTGGTATGGAGATAAAGGTAGTATATAGCGATGGAAGTAACGATACAACTGAATAAACCACACGATGGACAACGTGCAGTATTAGAAAGCGATGCGAGGTTTAAAGTTCTTATGTGTGGTCGTAGGTGGGGCAAATCACTTATCAGTAAAAACATTTCAATAACGGAGGCTTTAAATGGTAGAATTACAGGATATGTTACACCTACTTATGCTTTGGCAAAGGTGTTTTTCGATGAAATCGCTAAAATAGTACCAAGCGAAATAGCAACTCCTAATCGTTCCGACTTGACTTTTAAGTTTGTAACAGGTGGAGAGATACGTTTCTTTACCGGAGAACGCTTGGATAACTTTCGTGGTTTACGTTTGCACAATGTTATCATTGATGAGGCAGCATACATACCACATTTGCAAGATGCTTGGAATAACGCAATAAGACCAACGCTAACGGACTTTCAAGGTAAAGCCATATTCATATCTACACCAAGAGGAAAGGATTTCTTCTATGGCTTGTATTTGCGTAATGAAGGAGATTGGCAATCGTTTAAATATACAACTTATGATAACCCACATATTAAAACTCAAGAGATTGACGAGGCTCGTGCTTCGCTACCTAAAGCAGCGTTTGAACAAGAGTATCTTGCGAACCCGGCTGAAAATGCAGCTAATCCGTTTGGTATTGACTTTATACGCCAAAACATTTCGCAAATTTCCAATAACAACGCTACTTGCTACGGTATTGACCTTGCTAAATCTTACGATTATNNTCTGATTGGTCTACTACGAAAGCCAAAATACGTCAAGTAGATAACGTACCTAAATTGATTGATGCAACTGGTGTAGGCGACCCGATAGTTGAGGAGTTGCAACGTGATGACCATTTGATAGAAGGGTTTAAATTCACAAGCACAAGCAAACAACAACTAATGGAAGGATTGGTTACATCTATTCAGCAGGGTGCTATCAAATATCCCGATGGCATACTTGTAGATGAACTATCAATCTTTGAATATGTTTATACTGCAAATGGTGTTAAGTATTCAGCACCTAATGGAATGCACGATGATTGCGTTTGTGCATTGGCTTTAGCAAATAAGATATTTATCAAATCACAATCATTCGGTAAATACGCATTGATTTAGTATATTTGCTTTATGAAAGATTTAGCATTTAAGTTTTTTGATGAGATGAAAGCTGGGCAAGTGG